CTTAAAATTATTATGACTACTAAAAAACTTTACAAGATCAAAACAAAAAGTATTTTATACGAAGTGTTTGAAGTGGAAGCTGAATCCTATGATAAAGCTCTCGATAGTATCATGCCTACTATTTACGATGGCACTGACGATTATCCAGTAGATGTAGAAAGAGTAGGTTGGTGGTTTGATGGTATGGGTAAATCTATTTTAGATAAAGATGACGAACACAAGGGTTTGTTTGGCATACCAATAACCATAGAAGAATATGACAAAACTCCTGAGCATGAGATAGTCAAGCCACAAGGTTGTTTTCCTGGAGATTTTAGAGAACCCACTGATGAAGAATGGGTAGCTGATGAAAAGCAAGCTATAGCAGATGGAAGAATAGTTAAGGAATCTGTAACCTTACGATTTGCACATTATCCTGAATAGTAATGCCTTACTTTAGATCTTCACTTGGAATTGACTTTCCAAAAAATCCTCATATTAATCAAGTTTATTATGATGTTGATTTAAAAAGAACCTTCAGGTACGAAGAAAAACCCTTAATGACTATTCTTATCAACAGCACTACAGATTGGTGTCATTGGGTTGATATTACAGATAAAAGTTTAGTTTAAAAAATGAGGCAAGATCTATCTGTTAATAGTCGCAGGTGGTTACGCTGCTTTTTTGTAATCTTTGGAACTATGACCCTCATATTCCTTTTGCACAATTTTACAAATGATATACAAGTTCCCATCGAGGATTTAGTGGCGGGTCAAAGGGGTTCATAGTCGCTCCTAAATTTTGTCACTGAATAAGCTAACCTGATCTGTAAGTCCTCATTTTCTTTTACACCCATTATTTATGTCAAACTTAATACGAACCACTGTTCAGATAAGAGATACTCAACATGAGGCTTTATCACAACTTTCTGGTCCAGGTAAATCTTTTTCTTTTTTGGTACGGGAAGCTATTGATAATTATTTGATAGAAAAATCAACTGACAGTATTGATGATGTGATGAAAAAACTTAACGACTATGAACACGAAATGAAGGCTATGTTTGAAGATTTAAAGGGTAAATGTAAAGTATGAATAACAAAGATTTAATAGAAAACTATCAGCATAAACTTGCAGAGTTAGACAGACAATACTGGTTTGAAGATTTACCCTTAAAAGAATTTATTGTTAAATCAGACGGTATTATTAAACGTATGAATGAATTAGAAAATGAAACGAGAGGAAACACAATCTGGCAGAAAATTAAAGTTTTTGCAGGACAACAGAAGAAAAAATTTAGTGAGACTATTGCTGGACGTAGAACTTCGTGGGGTAGATCACAAGATATACATAACTAAAGATTCGAGAGCAGACCTAACCGTTCATGATGGGGATTGGATAAACGACCATATAAGGACTGCTATTGTTAAACATAACTATGAAATAAATAAAATACCAAACTTACAGGTAAAAGATTTTAGTATTCAAGAAATCAGAGAATACGAAAAAACTTTTTTATCTGACGACCCATAGATTTTCTCTTTTTTAATTTTTCTTTTTTCAATTCTCTTATTGCGTTCATTGCTTCCAGTTCCGCTAGACGACCCAACATACCTGCAAGAAATAAGTCCTGTTTCATCTGGTGTCTTATTAGGTGAGTGCAATATTTTTTTATCTCATCAAAGTTTTTGCTCTGCATGACTTCTCTGCATCGCAGTTCAACAGACAGTTCTAACTCTGGTGTAGGGGTTTCAAAGTCTATGTTGAAAAAAGTGTCTTTAGTCATTTCACTGGAAATAACTTTTCTTCAATCATCTTTACTATTGCATCATCTATGTCATTATCTGTTTTAGATGAAGCGTCTTTTAGCATCATTAAAACTGCTTTGCGTAAGGATTCAGATCTACCAAATTTGATAAACAATCCAATTAGGAACTTAGACATAATGTTTTGTGTTACTTCCCAAACATATCAAAATTTGCTAAATTTGCCATAACTACAGCATTTTATGGAAGAAAAGAACAAAAAGAATCTATCTTCAGATAAACAAATAGAAGATGAAAAGCCTGACTACCAGGAGAAGATTACCTTTTTAGTTTCTACAGTTGCACAGGGATTTATATTAACTTGGTGTTTATTAGTTCTGTCTCTTGGGTATATTAAATTACCTAACAAATTATTTGGAGTTGATATTCCAGATCAACCTAGAGTAGATAGCACTTTTGCTGCTGGTTTATTAGGAAATATTTTAGGCGGACTAGGCATAAGTGTTAATGCAGCTCAGGGAGCTAAAAAGAAAAAGAAAGAGGGAGAGAATGGTCTTAATGGTAACAGCTATGGGGGATGTCAAACACTTATTATAAAGCAACCGCTTGAGATAATTGCAAACAAGCCAGAAGTATTAAAAGTTGATCCAACAAAACCAAAACAATGAAAAAGTTAATTCCATTTTTATTTCTTATCAGTAGTCCTGCTGCATATTGTGACATTACGCACAGTATTTCTTCGAGCGTAAAATTTGAATCCCTATCGGCAGCAAGCACGGCTGATAAAATAGGGTCCTCGTACAGTATTTCGGGTAACAATGTAACAACAGTCGATTCCAACTCAGCAGCTACAGTGGGCGGTTTCGGATCTACGACTAACGGAGTTCCATCAGTTACTTTTCCTTCTGCTACGCAAGCGACTTCGGGCGAAGCCTTCAGTTTTACACAATCTTATGTAGAAGGAGATGCCACACCAGGTAGTGCCGTTACAGTAGGAACCGTTCCAAACTTCAGTGATTTAACCTCTACAAGTGCTGGTAGTGTAGGAACAGCAACAGTTGGAATTGATAATCATACAATGACGCTGACACCAGGTACAGGAACAGGTATCGTACTTACAGGACAATTTGTTGTTGATT